GAGTTGTAGAGGGGGGAGCCTGATAGACCGCCGTACCACCCGTACCAGCCAGATTGCCAGAGCCACGCAAGATGTCAGACATAAAGCCCAACTGTGCGTATGGGTAGCGTTGCTGTTGTAAGAAGTCCTGATAGGCAATGTCAAGGCCAGCCTGTTGTTCAGCACGACCCAGACCACCAAAGGCTTCTTGTGCTTTAGCCAACTCAAGCCCTTGTTGTTGCTGACCAATACCTAACTGACCCAATGTAGCACCGGCACCGGAAGCAACTTGTGCGCCTTGTATACCAGCCTGAGTGCCAAACTGCATCGCTTGTTGTGCGCGATCAAAGGCAGACTGCGACCCTGAAGCCTGAATCTGGGCTAATTGTTGCTGAAGATTACGTTCTCTTTCTGTACCAGCAAGAGTTTGACGAGCGCCACCATAAGTTCCTTGACGAACAGCGGCTAAATTTTGTGCTAGTTGGCCTTTTTGTGCATCCCGAATAGCCTCTTGCTTTTGAACGTCAACCACGTTCTGCATGTACGGAGACATAAACGCTTGCTGCGCGCCCGGGGTAGTAGCCATACCCATATATGTTTGACCTGCACCAAGAGCGCTTAACCCACCGGCACCTGCTAACCCAGTACCAACAGCAAACTGCCCCGGAAGGGTCATACCAGCCACGGATTGCCTTGCGGCTTGTTGCTCAGGTGTCGAAGCGGCAATTCGCTCACCACCATAAGTTTGATAAGGTGCCTCTGTTAAGGCTTCGGCTTTACCAAGAGTACGTTCTACATATGGCTTGGCATACTCAGGAATCGTTGTTGTAGATGTAGAAGTAGGTTGAGGTCTATCATCCCCGCCACCTTCAAGAGTCATGCCATAACGTCCCCGGGGCTGAAAAGCCCGCTCAGGAAGCATCGAAAAATGGTTATATCTCATAGTTTTGCCTCTACTAATATGTAGCGTTCTTCAAACCCATATCGCTTCCACAAGCGGGCTATAGACTCTCTTGCCACGCCACGAATTCTTGTTGCCCCAAAACTTTTAACCAAAGTACATAACTGTTCATAAGTCTCTGGACTACTAATAAGTTTTCCACCAATTGCTACAACAAAAGCAATTCGAGCATTAGGCATGTTGTAAATACTTATTGCCGCAGCACCATGAATTACTTGTTGCTCATCTACTGCCACTACCAACATCCACTTACCGTCTGCGATGTTCTGCCGTGCTTGTTCAATCGTATAATCGTCTTCGCCCCACTTTAATGCATCTTCTATAAACTTCTCAACCAAATGCCATGTCTGATGTATTAGCGACAAGGGTACAAGTTGAACATTAAGCGTCATGCGGGCACATAATTCCTAGTATTGATTTCTGGGGCTTGTTTCTTTTTCCCCGTCTTTGCTTTTCTAATTCTGTCCATCATGGCATACAAACGCTCAGAACCTATTTTCTTAGTTACTTCTGCGGATATATAAGCCTCACCATCGGCAACACGGGCGGGTTGTTTGCCACCAATTGTAGTAGGTATTGAGTCACTCATACCATCGCCTTTACCCTTAATTGGCTTGGCTCTCAGGGTCTTAGCAAGGAGCCGTAGACCAGCATCGGTGCTCCCATTACCTAGATGTGCCACAACATCGGCAGGGACTACAAAGCCACCGTCTTGCAAACCACCAGCCTTAAATGCCGTCAAGCCACCGCCAGCGTACTCGTCTTGTCCATACTCGTCGTCAAATGCCCGGATATTGCCGTTTTTAACCCCTTCTTCAATATCCCCACCCATTGCGTAAGTGCCATAAGCAGGCTCAGTACCAGACCTAAAGACACCAAGAGGGGTGTATTTAGAATCAAAATACCGTTGCTCTGCCGTGGATTCATCTCGCTCACCAGTGCGGTATCGGAAATCTTCGTCTTCCTCAGAGGCAGGTCGGGCTCTATATTTGAATGGACGAATATTTTGCTCTTGGATGGGTAAGCCAGCAGGCTCATCCAGACCACCAGTAAGTATCGGAGAGGCAGCCATACCAGCGGTTTTAATCGCTCCCATAGGGCCACCTAAAGATTGTAGGGCAGCAGCACGGCCTGCCTCAGTACCAAGAGCCGGGATACCACTAGCCATATTTGCAAATGTAACTGGAGCGGCGGCAGGGACAGCAGACATAGCGGCGGGAGCCACCGCACTACCAGCAGTTGAAACCCCTAGACCGGGAAGTGCTGCTTGAAAACTGCCCGGTGCCGCAGACATAGCGGCTTGGGGAACAACCGCGCCCGCCTGAGCAAGACCCGGGGCTGTACCTGTAATTGCGGGAGCCGTAACACCAGCCGCACCAGCGGCGGATAAAGCACTACCCAGACCGGCTCCGCCAAACGCTCCTAGACCAGCCATAAGCCCTTTTGAGAGGCTACCCGTAGCCACACCATACCCACCACCCACCAACAGAGCCGCCATAGGAGCGCCAATTCCTGTAGCGGTCAAAGCCGCACCAGCAATCATTGGGAGGATAGAACTTAAGAAACCCGCTTCAGGCAGTCCAGTCTGGGGGTTAATAGTAAGTGAGCCACCGTGAGCCATAGCCAAAGCCTGAAGCCCACCAACTTCTCTTGGTGTCATGTGGACAAGCATCGTGTCCTGACCACGGCCTCTTTCCTGTACCTGATTGGCTAGGGAGGCAACACCACCTTGTTGGTAGTTTATAACCCGACCCCCATATTTATACGAATTACTAGCCCCATCAGAGCCAGCATCAGTTCCAGCGTCATTTCCAGTCCCAGTGCCACCAGTGGCAGCGGCGGCGGCAGCGGCGGCAGCAGCAGCGTCGGAAGCAGAAGTATCACCCCCTACACCAGCGTCATTTCCAGTCCCAGTACCACCAGTGGCAGCGGAGGCGGCAGCGGCATTAGCGGCAGAAACAGCGCCAGCATCAGCATCAACGGCATCGGCTGTAGCGGCAACAGTGGCAGCAACATCGGCGGCAACAGCGGCAGGGCTAGTCGTGTCTTCTTCCGTTTGTTGTACGTTCATAGCCGCTAAAGCGGCTGTGGGGTCAACGTTTATGTCTTGATCCGTCACAGGAAGCCCCGGCATAACTGCGTCAGGGGCTATAGAAGTAACTTGCTGCATTGCGGGATCAGGGACGGGGGATACGCTAATGTTGGGATCAAGACTAACTTGCGGGCCAAGATTAAAATGGCTATATGAAACCCTTGATGGAACCATTTGTTCATTTGCTGCTTTTAGTTGGGCGGCTGCCTTCGCTTCCTGATCAATAAGGGCATCCATACCAGCCCTTGACACAGTGGTTAGACCCATCACTCCCGGTGCAAGATTTACAAGAGGGCTAATCTCTTGAAGATTTTGCATGGTACTGTGAAGACCTACTACAGCGTCTGTAAGAAGTGAGGGGCTTGGGGCGCTTCCGGGGCTTCCGGGGCTTCCGGGGGGTGCGCCCGATTCGCTGCCCGGGCCACCATCTGCGGTAGGCAAATAAGGGGGGAGTTTCCTTTGAGCCGCCAACATCTGATCGGCCTGTTGCTCGGGCGTCAAAGGGATGCTTCTAAAACCGGGAACAAAGTATCTTTGCTCAGACGTAGATTCACCACGAGTCCCAGTTCTAAAGGGGACACCCGTAGGGGTCATTTGGTAGAGGGAGGCGATACCGTTCATAGGGGCATTATCCTGAATTTGTCAAGTGAAGTCTATGGGGCTATGGTAACTGAGACCGTCCCCAAAGAGCCGGAAGCGGATACCGAAGAAAGGCGTACTACAGTCTTATATAGGAGCGAGGAAACAAACGTGATTGACCCTATAACCGAGGGGATGGCAGGTCTGACAAAGGGCGAGACTTGGGGGCCGTCGTGGTAAATATAAACACCATTAGTTGGGGTGGTGGGGTTGCCAGCCAGATCTGTAGCCCAATACAACTCAATCTCATCTCCAGCGATAGCAGTAAAAGTAGCCTCGGAATACCCGCAAATATAGCCTTCTTCCCCCGGACTAGCACTTTTACGGGCTGGGATGGTAAAGATTGTGGATGAGTTGTCTACGTCTATATTATTGGCTTTAAGCCAAACCGTGGCGTAATGGATAGCGTTTGCCGTATTAATAAACTGAAGGCTAAAAGTAATTTTATAAACCCCGTCATAGGTAGCCGTTGCTGAACCTGAAGGATTAAGTGTCCATCCAAAACTAGAGTCAAGTGTATTAAATTCAACCTGAGTAGCGGTGTTATTTCCCGTAGCAACCTGATCTGTTGAGTCAGATGCAGCAATATGAGGAAAGACTAAGTTTTGACCATACCCAACAAAATCCCCACCATAAAAGTTATCAGCACGGTACGAGTTGGCTTGATTGGGGGTAAGTGAGTCTAGTTGGTTAAAATAAAGGCGAAGTATACGAATTAGATCCGTGTGGTATCTCTGGTCGTATTCAACAGGCGGTACCGGTAATGCTGGCGCCTGAAACTTCTCAAGTGCCATTAGCGTTTACCATCCACACGAGCATCTAGTCTAGGAACACCTAACTGCCAGTTAACCCCTAAGTTTTCTGAACTAATCTTTAGCGCCATCTGACGGGCACGAGCACGAATAAACACCTGATCCGTATAAATATCCACCGCAGTCTCAATTACCGGCTTAGAGTCCGTCGTACCTACAGGTTGAAAGCCAGACCCGGGGAAGTTGCGGGGACGAATCTGTAATGTAATCTCCGGTTGTGCGGCAGTAGACTTAGCAAAATTAATATCAGGTAGCATACGACGGGTCAACATAAACTGCTCACCATCCGCAATATCAAAATCAGACGATTGGATGTAAGCCGCTATTGGAGCGCCATCGTCGTCTAAACCATTTTCTTGGTCGTAGAGAACCCCAGTGCTGGTTCCACTAGGTGTGTTAACTGCCATAGGATATTCCCGTAATGGGCTATCTAACCAAGCAGTACGATCAATGTTTCCGTAGTACCAGATACGCTCAAGGTAGTTATAGATTACATAACGGTTTGGGTACGAAGAATTAGAACTTGGGTACATCCACCAGACTTCATTCCAACCCTCGTTTGTACCAGAGATAATAGTATCGGCCTGACTATAGTTAATGTCCTGATAGACAAATTGCCGTAAGGTGCAGGGGAGCGTCTCAACACGGCCTGAATAGACATAGAACTTGTCGTGTCCCATCCAGTAAGTAACGTTATTTACAGTTACACAAGCCCGTGGGCTAAGGATAGAGATGTTATCTGCTAGTTCTTGTAAGCCAAATACGTCTGTAGTTCCAAGGAATTGAAAAGAATACAAGTGCGATTCTGTCCACACCAAAATCTCTTGCCGGGTTGGTAAGGCACGAACAATTCTTGAACCCCTAGAAACCCTTATAAATCCCGCAGAGTTGGTAGGGGTCGGAGTCCATTGGCTCGGATTGTCCTGATCAGCCCACCTAATAAGAAGGGGGTCAAAATCAGTAGGATCAACAGAACCAAAAGGCACACTCCCAAAACAGAGAAGATGCTTGTCGTTTTGCGATACAAGAACCTGCATGGCCCTAACGGGTACTGCATTTGCGCTGTATCCATCTGCGGTAGCCTTTTCTGAAAGAAGGATGGCATTAGTATTAAGTGCTGCTCCGGGGTTAGTTGAAGCCCCACGAGTCCAATAGTAAATAGCGCCATCTCGTATATTGGCAACTAAATCATTATCAAAGTTGTCGTACCACCAATCAACACCGCTTAAAGAAACGGGAGTTATACCACCAAGGCCCCATTCAAGACGGCCCCAAGTATCCGTACCCCAACCATAACCAAATGTACCGCCCGGAGAGCCAACGTCTATTTGATATTTACCAATTGTTGCGGCGCCACCGTTACCCGAATCAGAAGCATTAGCCGTTACTGGGACAACGATTGTGTATGCGTTGGCGTTAACTATCGTAGTAATCTCAAAGCCTTGATTAACATCTAAAATCGCAGCCGTGACATTACCACCCAAGGAAACAGCGCCAGTAAACTGAACATAGTTGCCTACTGCTGCGGGACTACCCGTATCCACAACCGTTACGACAGAAGATCCATTAGTTGCAGTAAATGTTACAGCACCGGGAGCGGTTGTTTCTTGAAGGGGGGTAATATCGTAAAAGTAACCACCGGCCTCTAAATATAACTTTAGGTTTGTTCCAACGGCTAATAGGTTGTCCCCATAAGTTGTTACATAGTTAAATAGTTGTCGGCAAGTGCCAAGAAAGGTATTAGGGGTTTGCTTAAGCCAACCACCAATCTTCTGGGGGAAACCCGAAAGGAAGCGAATTTTGTCGCCCTCAAACCAGCCACCCTCGTTAGAATAGTTGGTCTGATCCCGGTTTATTCCCGGCTTGAATCTAAGTGCTATAAATGGCATGGCTTCCTCACGCTACAAGTCCCGGCAGATACACTGTTTTACCGTTTTGTTTGGTAGCGGTCAAGTTCTGCTTCTTGAGGTTAGCCGGGTCATAGGAAACGTGCACCCAGCCTGAGTCCGGTACGCCCGGAGTGTAAAATTCAAGGATTAACTGGGTATAGGTTAGGTTGTCCATGATCCACACGGCTAGGTCTGCGTTGGGGATTCCGGGGATTTCGATGTCCGCCGCTTGGCCTCTGCAATGATCACTGGTTTTCGAGCCACCGACTTTTGCGTTGACCTCGGGGTGGCGGTAGCCTGAGTTGACTTTGACCCCCGTTTTAAAGTAGTCCCTAACAGGCTGAAGAACCTTCTCAGCCAATCTTTTAAGGTTTTCAATCTCTTTCTCCCCAGGTGTGTTATCCATGTCATGCCGCAGTGCAGTATCAGACTTCACCATCTCGGCAAGAGAAAAGTTATTTGTTAGTTGCATCTTTCTTTGCCTTCATGTCCATGATCTTCTCAAGGGTACGTCCGCCGAAGTAGAAGGACATAATTAGCATCCCCCACTGGCCCAAGAGTTCAACGTAGTTATTGTTAACTTCAATCTCCCAAGCGCTCATCATCCCAAAAACGGTGTAGGTCACTAGGATAAAGATGAGCGTCATAGGCCGGATGTTCTTAGATAGCCACGAGTCCGACTTCATATCGGCCTCAGCCCGTTTGGTCAGGTTATCTTGCTCGTTCATGTC